TGCGAGCGTGTCGTAGTCAATGCCTGCTTCCGCGGCGGCATTCAGGTTATTATTTTCTGTACTGGACATAATATCCGCTACCTTTAAGTTGAGTTTTAGAATTAACCACCCGGAAAGAGATAAAGAACGAAGCCGGGTGGCCTTTAGCTGAGAGCAGTAAGGTGCTGCGGGTAAGGAGGATATTAATGATCGCCGGCGCAGGGAATAATCATATTTAAAATAATGTAATCCCGAAATTAAAATAACAGCGGGACAAAAACACAGATACAAATATCTCACTGTTTTAAATGATATTTACCGGAGCGATCCCTCTGTCACAACAACCAAAAAGAGAGATTCAATAAAACCGAATAGCAATATCAAATAATTCAGGCAACCCGTTACCACGCAACGAAATCTGATTAAAGAGAACGATGAAAAATCCGGCTGGCAAAAAAAAGGCCATTCCTTAATTCCTTAAAGGATGGCCTTCACAGAAGAAATGTCTGTATAACCTCACCGAAAATAACACCTGAACACTCCTGTCCAGGGGAACGTTAAGCATAAAGGGAAAAGTCGAATCCGGATATTACAATAAATAGAAAGTGATATTTCTGAATTCTGAATAAAGCATTTAAAATGCCGCGCAACGAATACATTAAAACGTTCCGGTCAGTTTTATCAGGGGGTCGGGGACCGGTCGTGCCTTAAGACCAGAGCATATCAAAATTGGTTTCTGATACCGCTTAGCGTGTTTTTTGTACATCACCGGACGCCCCCCTACACGCTAAAATCCCTTGAGACAACAGAGTGTGTCTACCCGAAAAACAAAAAGCAGCGGGCAATACCCGATTAAATTTCATTATAAACGGTAGGTTACCTTCTAAACGGACGTTTTCTTTCCATTGGCCCTCAAACCTCTGAAAATGAACACAGTCATCGTGTTTTTTATCTGTCCAGTCCACACCAACCTATGCAGAAAATTGATTAGTCGCAGTCGTTACCCACTCCTTTTCATCGAGGATTGGTGTGCATTCCACGCTCTTCGAAAGCAATATAGCCAGCAGTTTATCTGCATGCCCTGAATCATCTAATAGCGTCGGTTTCAGGTATGAAAGTCTATACCTCGCTCAAACCAGACTGTCAGATTTGATGATGTTTTACCTACGAAATGTGTCAGCCTAAGTTTGAGCTAATACTCCTCAGGCAGCCATGCCCACGTTGTGCTACCTGCCATCAACCCGCCTCAAATTGTATGCAGCCTGACAGGGCGGCATTCTTTTATCCATGAATACATCCATCCCAAACAAAGACATTCCGCGTCTGCTGCGCAATCTGATCCGCATTGGCACCGTTGCCGAGGTGGATTTAGAAACGGGCACCTGCCGCGTGAACACCGGCGGCAACGTCACCGACTGGCTGCACTGGCTGACCTCCCGCGCGGGGCGTTCCCGTTCCTGGTGGGCACCGTCCGCCGGTGAGCAGGTTCTGCTGTTCTGCCTGGGCGGCGAGCTGGACACCGCCTTTGTGATGCCCGGCGTTTTCTCTGATGAATTTCCCGCCCCGTCGGCGTCTGCCGATGCCGTACACGTTACTTTCCCTGACGGCGCGGTGATCGAGTACGAACCCAAAACCGGCGCGCTGCTGGCTACCGGCATTAAGTCCGCCACGGTGAACGCTGCCGATAAGGTTGTAGTCACTGCCCCGCTGATTACCTGCACGGCAAAAACCCGTATCACGCTCGACACGCCGGAAGTGGTTTGTACTAAAAAGCTCACCACGGGCAGTCTGGAGGTGAAACAAGGCGGCACAATGACCGGCAATATTTCCCACTCCGGCGGCAGCCTCACGTCAAACGGCATCGTTGTTCATACCCATAAACACAGCGGCGTCCAGACGGGCGGCGGTCAGACGCAGGTGCCTTCATGACGAATGCAAAATACATCGGCCTTGCTCGCGACACGGGGCGCAGCGTCGAAGACCTGGCACATATTCAGCAGTCGGTCAGCGACATTTTGCGCACGCCCGTCGGTTCCCGCGTCATGCGCCGTGACTATGGTTCGCTGCTGTCGATACTGACTGACCGCCCGCAGAATGCGGCGCTGCGCCTGCAAATCATGGCGGCGTGCTACAGCGCGATCCTTAAGTGGGAGCCACGCGTCAGCCTGACCGGCATCACCTTTGAAACGACGTTCGACGGAAAAGGCGCGGTGGAACTCACCGGCACCCGCAAAGACACGTCCGCCGCCATTTCCTTAACCCTTCCAGTGAGCTGAATTATGGCAACTATCGACCTGAGCCAGTTACCCGCCCCCGACGTGGTGGAGGAGCTGGATTACGAAATCCTGCTGGCAGAGCGCAAAGCCACGCTGGTGTCCCTTTACCCCGAAGACCAGCAGGCAGCGATTGCCCGCACGCTGACGCTGGAGTCCGAGCCGATGGTGAAACTGCTGGAGGAGAACGCCTACCGCGAAGTCATCCTGCGTCAGCGGGTTAACGAAGCTGCGCAGGCGGTGATGCTGGCTTATGCCACCGGCACAGATCTGGACAATATCGCCGCCACGTTCAGCGTGGAGCGTCTGACGATCACGCCTGCGGATACGGTCAGCGTGCCCGCCGTGGCGGCAGTCATGGAAAGCGATGCGGATTTGCGTATCCGCGCGCAGCAGGCGTTTGAAGGGCTGAGCGTCGCCGGTCCGGTGGGCTCTTATGAGTATCACGGGCGCTCGGCTGACGGGCGGGTGGCGGATATTTCGGTCATCAGTCCCTCGCCTGCCTGCGTGACGATTTCCGTGCTGGCACAGACCGGCAACGGCACCGCGCCCGCCGACCTGCTGGCGAAAGTACAGGCCGCGCTCAATGACGAGAACGTCCGCCCCGTGGCCGACCGCGTGACCGTCCAGTCTGCCACCGTGGTCAGTTACACCATTGATGCCGTGCTGTATTTATTCCCTGGTCCGGAAGCCGAACCCATTCGCGAAGCCGCCGAAGCCAGGCTTATCGCCTACACCACCGCGCAGCACCGTTTAGGCCGCGACATCCGGCTGTCCGCCATTTATGCCGCGCTGCACGTTGAAGGCGTGCAGCGGGTGGAGCTGAAAAGCCCCGCCGCTGATATCGAGCTGGATAAAACGCAGGCGTCATTCTGCACCGCGTACACCCTGAAAGTGGGCGGTTACGATGAGTGATCGCCTGCTGCCCGTCGGTTCCTCGGCCCTTGAGGTTGCCGCCGCCGATGCCTGCGCCGCGCTTGAAAACGTGCCGGTGCCGCTGCGGCAGCTTTGGGATCCGCTGACCTGTCCGGCCAGGTTTTTGCCTTACCTCGCGTGGGCGCTGTCGGTTGACCGCTGGGATGAAAACTGGCCGGTTGCCACCAAGCGCCGCGTCATTCAGTCGGCCTGGTTCATCCACTGCCATAAGGGAACCATCGGTGCCATCCGGCGCGTGGTGGAGCCGCTCGGCTACCTGATTAACGTCACCGAATGGTGGGAAACGAATGACGAGCCCGGCACGTTTCGCCTGGATATCGGCGTGCTGGAAACCGGCATCACCGAAGAAATGTATAACGAGATGGAAAGGCTGATTGCCGACGCCAAACCGGCCAGCCGCCATCTGATCGGCCTGACCATCACCCAGGACATTAAAGGCGACGTTTACATTGGCGCGGCGCAATACCTTGGCGAGCTGCTGACCGTTTACCCCGCATAAGAGGATGCTATGAGCACATTTAAATCCGTTGTCACCACGCTCGGCCAGTCGCGCATTGCGGCAGCCATTGCGGCGGGGACTGACATCAACATTACGCAGCTTGCCGTCGGCGACGGCAACGGCAAGTCGACCACGCCCGTCGCCACGCAGACCAAACTGGTTAAAGAGGTGTACCGCACGCCGCTCAACTCCTTAAAGCCGGATCCGACCCATGGCAACTGGGTGATTGCTGAGGCGGTGCTGTCTGCCAGCGTCGGCGGCTTCTGGATGCGCGAAATGGGGTTGTTCAGCAGCGACGGCGCACTGATTGCCGTCTGCAACATGGCGGACACGTACAAGCCGACTTTGGCAGAAGGTTCAGGCCGCACACAGACGTTGCGTATGGTGATTGCCGTCAGTAATACCGAAGCTATCAGCCTGCTGATCGACGACTCAGTGATTATGGCGACTGAGCAGTATGTGAATGACCTGCTGGCAGCGCATGAAAAATCCCGTAACCATCCCGACGGCACGCTGACGGCAAAGGGTTTTGTGCAGCTGAGCAGCTCGGTCAGCAGTACCAGCGAAGTGCTGGCAGCCACCCCGAAAGCGGTGAAGGCCGCCAACGACAATGCTAACACCCGCGCACCGTCTTCCCGCAAGGTGAACAATAAACCGCTGAGCGCCGATATTACCCTGGAGGCGGCGGACGTCGGGGCAATGAGCAATCTGATGCTGGCAACGGACACGACCAGGGTTAAGCGTCTGGATGACCCGTCCATTATTGACGTCACCAATCCCATCAGTATTTCTGCCACGTTTGCAGACCACCCTCTGGG